TCGTAGGCAGAAACGATCTCGCCATCGCCTGTCTTTTGCAATGGCATAATATCTTCATTGTTATAATATGAAATAGAAATACCAGATGGATGAACTCCAGTATTCTTATTCAGTCCCTCAATCTTCTTGGCTATCTTATAAATCTTTGGATTCTTGTCGCAAAAAGCTTTGAACTGCTCGCTCTCTTCGTAAGCGTCTTTCAAAGCAAACACCTTGCCGAATTGCTTAGGGATAATATCGCTGACAGCATTAACTTCGTCCTCCGACATCTCTCCCACAATCTTACCGCACTCTTTAATACACAGTTTACCAGTAAGAGTATTCATGGTAAGAATCTTACAAGTCTTACCGGCGTACTTCGTTTTAATATAATTAATAACGTCCTGACGCTTTGAGAATTCAATGTCATTATCAACGTCAGGCATCAACGATCCGTCAAGGTAGGTTATGCCATCTACAACAATTTTTTTGGCGCGACTCTTTGAAACGAATCGCTCAAAGAACAATCCGTTTTTAATTGGATCTACATTGGTGACACCAATTAGAAAAAGAACCAAAGAGCCAGCCGCAGAACCACGCCCGTAACCAGTAGGAATATTATGCTCATGAGCATAATTAAGAATGTCCCAGTTAAGCAGAACGTAATCAACGAAACCAAGTTCTTCAAAGATTGCCAGTTCATATTTTGCTCGTTCATAATAGTCTTTTTTGTTAGATAATTTGTCTATGCCTTTTGTTCTGACCGCCTTCAAACAAAGTTGGCGCAAAAACTCGACGTTTGAAACTGAGGGATCGATGCCAAGCTGTTCATAATATCTAGCATCAATTTTAATCTCTGGAAGGCGAACTCCAGGAGGAACAGGATGTTCGTATTTTTGAAAAGAGTTTAATAAATTATTCATACGTCAACCTGCATAATTAACTTACGGAAAATTTTGTAGTTCATTTGGATATCGTACAAAGCATCGTGTAGCTTTGAGGGATCATGATCAATTCCAAATTGCTTGAGCAAAAACCCCTGACTTGTTTTTAGACCTTTCTCTCTATGATTCATGAGTTTCATTTGCCATGAGAGTAGATCTCCAGACGGCTTTATGTCCTTGAATAGTGCCGTAGCTAAAGCTTTGGTGTCAAGCATCCTGTTGATAAAACTCCAATCGTTTTGGATGCTTATGCCACGCATCATTGTATTTAAAATATAAATATCATAACCGAGTACATTCTGCCCAACAAGAATGTTATTATCATCATAAAGATAACTAGCAAATTTCTTCCATACCTCAATTGGCGGCTTTGCTCTGGAGATATATTTTTCTTTATTGAAGCCTGTTATCCTAGCCGCGTCTTCAGACACGTTAAGATCGTCGTAGAATACGAATTCGTCATGCTCTTCTAAGATATCTTCACCTTTACATACTATCCAAGATAATTGCCAAGGGCGAGAATCAGTCAAAGACAAACCCTCCGTTTCGGTATCAAATACCACGAACTTTTGATTAATTTTTTGTTTTAAAAGATTGTTCATGACGACTCCTTCCAAGATTGGAAGCAAAATTCTTTACTACCACAGCCACCAAGTTCTGGCGCAGATAAGCTTTGATTCTTGCCCATATTTCTGTTACAAGCTATTTTATATGTAACCCAAGCTGGAAAGTCTTCGCGATTTTTGTAATAGATTGATTTAGCCTCTACAACTTTTTCTTTAAATCTTGATTTAAGAAATTCGCCAGTAATCTTATCAAATGGAAGTTTATTATCTTCCGTAAAGTAAATCACATCTTCATTATCTAAAAAGTCTGGCATACAATTTGAAAATGTATATTTATTCTTCCAGATGTAAGAATCATAAAACGGTACGGCAATTAAAATATTATCTGTCAAGCGTTGAACTAGATCATCGTTAGAAATAACTGATTCTTTTTCTGTATTTGCAAAAGTATAAATTTTATTGATATCTTTAAATCCAGAATCATTTAAAGCAAATAAAATTAGTCTATGAGTGGATGAATCGGCTGACTCATAACTATTGCAAACTTGAATCCGTAGTCCAAACTTTAATTGGATATTATGTTTTTGACAATTTTTAAAAGCAGTCAAAAAGCCAGTCAAAGAATCTTCTACCAAATAGATCTCTTTGAGGCTGTTTTCAAGCGCAATCGAAATAATGCTATCGGGACCATCTTGCTTTTGCTTCTCTGCTTCGTTCAGCGTGAGTATGCTTCTCCCAAATGAGAAGTGCGACTTGAATAGTGGGATCATACCACTATCCTAGCAGGTCCGTCTAGGATGTCAAGTGCTTTGGGCATCCAAGATAGTTTTCTTTCGTAACCTTCTCATCTTGCTTGGCAATTTTAAATGCCTCGCCCATGTCTTCTTCCAAGAAAGTTTTAATTATTTTATTATCTTTATCTCTCAAAGCATAGTAATTAAATCCAAATTTGTATGGGCAATGCCACATTGGATTACCGTCTTTCTTTAACTGTCCTTTGTGCTTTGCAAAGCCACAGGCCAGTTTGCCGCTAAATGAACCATCTGAAGGCATCGGTTTGTCGGCTGCAAAATTAGAATAGGCATCGGGTTCAGAAAAGTTATCTATAACTTTTTGAACTTCGGTTAAATGATTTTCAAACTCACTAAGCTCACTTTTGGTTGGTGGTTTCATTTTTAATAAACCGCCATTCTTAGTTTTGTCTTTAAGATCAAATTTAAGAAATAAAAATTCCATTGAAGCTTTGTGCTTTGGATCAAGCTTCTTAGATGCAAGAGTATAAATCATATGCTGCATATTGTCTTCTGCATCCTTGCCCGCAAATACGGCTTTGCTAGTTTTATAGTCTCTTACTACCGAAGTACCGTCATCGTAAATAAATTGGCGGTCAATAAATCCTTTAATCCTATATTTTTTATCTTTTTTATCTACTGTTATATCGAAGTCTCTTTCTTGCAAATCCTGCACAGGCAACCTTTCTGCATCACCCCAAAAGTCATATTTTAGGGCAGTCAAAGTCATTTCTTTAATCAGTTCAATATTGTCTGGATCAGAAACTTTAAGCTTTCTGGCGTGCTTCAACGAGAGCTTTTTAATAGACTTAATTGTAAAAATATCGCCAGCATCTAAAATAGAATCAACATATGGTTTTCTTTTTTTCTTCGCCAAACACTCAAGGACAAGATGGACAACATTACCTCTGCTCGCTCCTTCGTTTGACTTCTCGGGAAGCTTTAAAATGTAATTGCACCAATACGACCAACTACACTTCTCTAGTGTTTTGATTCGGCTTGCAGAAAGCGCAACATGTTTAATCTCAGGCTGTGTCATTTAGAATTTTTTCAGCCCTTTTGATAAGACTGTCGGGAAATTTATTGGCAACTGCAATCTCATGAATTTTCTTAATTTGAGCTTCCATGTTTATTGTCTTTGAATTCCATTCGTCAAAAATATTGTCTTCGCCTTCAAATGTCGCAAGGTGCATGTCAAAGAAATCGTTTTTAAGTGGCAGTTTAATTTGGAGCTTTGAATAATCAAAGATCGAAGAAAGCTGAAGAAATGTTTTGCAAGCAGAGATGAGACCGTGATTAGTCTCCCCATTAGAATCATTATTTGAAGCGATAATAATTTTATCAGGGTCCAGCGCAACAAGGGCAGAAGAAAGCTTGGACGAAATGCCGAGTCCAAAAGTAACTACATTATTTTTATATCCATGTTCGAACAATGCCATACTGTCGCCAACGCTTTCGACAATGATAACGGATCGCCGCTTTTCAATTTCTTCTTTGACTTCGTAAACATTATTTCGTTTTAAATTGGCTGGATAAACCCAATCTGCTCTTTTGCCCACATGTTTCCATTTTGGAAATTCAGAATCTTTTTCCCAGAAAACGGCTCGACCAGAAAATCCGTGAATTTGCCCAAATTGATTATAGATTGGAAACACTATTCTTCTGAACAATTGGCCAGATGTAGCATAACCGCATTTATAAAAATCCAACGTATCTTTGCTAATCTTTTTCTTTAAATAAAAATCAAGATGAGGCAAAAGATTTTCTAAAATAGATTCTGGATAAATTTTTTCCATCTCAATTTTTTCTTTATTTTGTACATGGATAATATTTTGAGCGTCAAATTTTACATACTTATTTACGATATAAGAATCTTTTGTGTCTAAAGTTAATTCAACAAGTCTTTGGAATGGATAACTTTTTGAACTCCCTGCCGCAAAATCAGTCCACACTCCACTATTCTTATATATTTTTAATGCGGTAGAGTTATCTCCACCACGATACAAGGCTGTAGTCCTCCAATAGCTACCGTAGTCTTTAAGCTGATAACCTAAAGACTCAAGAGAGCTTTTGAGAACAACTGGATCAATTGAAACTTGGGACATTATCGTCTTCACCAGAATTTTGTAGGGTTGTGGCGTTAGTATCCGCCTGATTTACGATATCGCGAAGATCGCCGCGCTCTTTAATGTCAAAATTCTCAAACTGAAGGTTAATAAAATTCTTCTTAAGCGTGCCATCTGGCATTCTAACCAATTCAACGGCACCAGCAACATCAGATCCAAGAAAGCGGTTTTTGACAAAGATGAGTTTATGAGAACCAAAGTTTGGCCCCTCTTCTTGTCTTTCGTCGGCTGTCTTGGGTCGCAGAATAGCCATATGAGAGCAATAATGAGTGATTCGATCAGACATCGACACAATCCCCTCATCGTCATTGATCGCGTCAGAATTACGGTTTGTAGTAATGCCGCTACGATTAGATTGAATCGAAGTGAACATTGTAATCATAGGCTTTTGGTCTTGTACGATATCGCGCTGAATGGTCTTTTTAAATTTATTCAACATATCGCCAATGACTTGCCATTCTGGCTTATTACCATCAGCATCAGCAGAGGGCTTGATATAATCAAAGCTAAAGATGAGAGGATTGCCGCGACCAACCTTGGAATAATAAAAACGCTTCAAATTATTAATGATTTGGTCGGTAGTCATACCCCCAACATTATAATAATAAAATTTAAGCTTCTTAATCTTATCCCAAGTAGAGCGAACTCTTTGAACTACATCTTCACCAGCCTTACGCCAAAGCCCAGTTTCAAGTAAATGCATTGGGACATGGCTTAGAGCGGCACATTGGCGCATGATAACTTCTTCCTTACTCATCTCTCCGTTATCGAAGTGCAAAACAGGAACATCATGCTGCGCTGATACTTTGGTTGTATAGTTTAGCGCCAATAGAGTTTTACCTACACCCGAACGTGCCACGACAACAGTAATGTTACCGGGACGAAGAAGAGATCCATAAATCTTATTAACAGTTGGAAATGGACCCATGAAACCAAATTCAGTAATAGGATTGTTGCCGCGTTCTTCAATGACGGCTTCCATTTCTTCGAAGATGTTAACCGGCTTTTCTTCATTGTTCTCATAAATATTTATAATTTTATTAAATGTAGTATCAGCCTCTTCAACAATTTTTTGATAAGAAGAATCTGGGGCGATCTTCTTCATCTTGTCCGCTACTTCAAGAGCAGATTCATGGATGGCCCTTCTGATAGAATATTTCTTAATTTCCTTGGCGGCAGATATAGCTGTGGTTTTGTTGGTCTTCCTGACCGCCAGAGACCTCAAATAATCAAAAACGTCAATATTATCTTTAAAAGAGATACCAATTTCTTTGATTCTCTGGGCGATAATAATCTCATCGACCTTTTCATTCCCCTCCAAGCATTTACGAATTATATGATAAATCGTCTTGTGAACGATTGTGTCTTCAGAATAAAAATCTGATTCTGAAACAAAATCGCAAATTTCAGAGTAAGTCTCTGGATACTGAATCAGTCCTGCTAGGAACTGCTTCTCTACTTCTAATGAATAAAGCATTATTCGTTGTCGGTTGCTGTAATTTTATCTTCTTCGTCCGATAGCCATTGTCCGATAGCCGTCTTCATACCTAATGAAGTTACGATAGAATCAAATCTCGTATAAATTTGAGGTGTCCCTTTGGGAGAACACACGCAAAGGATAACTCCTTTGTATGAGTCAGCACTACCAGAAATTTCATAAACTTGCTCTACCAGTTCCGTTGGGAATATAAAATCTTTTGGCTCTTCTTTTTGGTCTTTGTTTTTTTTACTCATAGAACGATGCGTTCGAAAAATTCCTTCGACAATATGTCGCTTTCGTATATTTCTACCAGTTCTATGTCGTTTGTCAAGCAGAAGTTCAGCTTTAAATCGTCTCTTTTTAATTGAAGAAGCCAATTTTGACGATTGTTCCCATGAAAATGGGGATTGTAAGTTTGATGCTGTTTGCCTTGAACTTCTATTGCAATTTTTTTATTTGCGTTATAAAAGTCCAAAGAAAGCCGCGAACCAACAATCCGCATCTCTTCGAACACGACATCATGCTTCCAGTATGGCAATAAAAATTGCTTTACTCTCCATTGGAAATTGCTCTTTGATTTAGCCTCCCAATTTATAATATATTTTTTAGCGTTTTTTAATAAACGCTCTTTGCCGCTAAGTGTTTTAAACTTCATTTGATTTTGTGGAAATCATATCCACGAAATACTTGTGTAAGAACGCTACAAGCTTTGTATTTGATTCTATAAATTCAAAAATAGCATTTTCTCCTTGAAATTTATCTGGAGCTTCAAAACCGTTTTCTTTCAATGTAGAAGCAAAATCTTCTGCTATATAATACCAAGCACCAGAACGAGTCACAAGCTCCCAACGCATAAGCATATCGACAATTTCTTTTTCCAACCAGACGGATCGCCCATCGGTTCTGCCATACTTGATTGGATATTGGAATTTCACTTTGCTTTTT